GTCACGCTTCCGATGGAAGCATTCGACAACATCCACAGGCTGGCCGTGTTGGACGACGCCGTGACTACATATTGCGCCTTGGTCCCGACCTGTCTCGTGCGATAGAGTTTCGAACTCGCGTCTGTCTGCATCGCGCCGAGGCGGACGGAATAGAGATAGGTCGCCGGAAGACTCGGGTTGAGATTCTTGCTCGCCAGCCCCGCGACCGTCGTTCCGGTCGAAATCAGGAATATGTAATACCAGGTGCTTGCGGCAAGCGTCCCGGTATCGAGCGCATTCGCGCCGGTCGTGGTCAGGTTGATCGTCACCGCAACGCCCGAGTGGCGGCCATTGCCGGTCGCCCCGCCGACCGTGGCCGCATCGCACGATACGTCCACCTTCGTATCCGGCGTCGCAGAATTGTTGTTGATTTGCAGATTGACCGCGAAGGACGGGAGAGGAACGCCGGGTGTGACCTGTTGGCCAAGATAGGCCATCGTCAGATCGGTTTCGCCGCCCGTCGCATAGGCATAGGCCGTATGCGTGCCCGATTGCGTTCCGGTCGTGTTGAGGGCCGCCCCGCCCGGCGTGGCCGAGAGGCGAAACGTGTTCGTGCCGGGCGACAGGACGTAGTAGATCGTATTGACCGCAAGCCCGCCGGGGAGCGCGCCGGTCGTCTGGAATGTGACAGGGGTTTTTTCCGCCAGCCCGTGCGCGGTCCATGTAACCACGGCAGGCGTCGCAATACTGATCGTCGCGGCGGCCGTGGCTGTCGCGGCGGCGGAGGGGACGCCCTTGACGGTCCCGACAGGAGCGACCGCCAGCTTGTCGTTCGTCACGCTGTTGGCGTCCGACGACAGATATTTCGTGTCCGCATAGCCGAGCGTCACAAGATCATCGTCGGCGACCGGATCGGCCGCATTCGTGATTTTGTAGCCGCCCATGTCGAGCGCGGCGCGCATCCCGCCGCGCCCGTTGCGGTCGAGACTGTTGCCGATCTCGTTTCCCTGATCGGTTTGCAGCATGTTATAGGCCGTGGAAAGGATCGTCTGGCCAGACACAGCGGCGGTGTTTGCCGGCGCGGTATACGCGCCGGAGGCTTGGCGAGGCATTTTGGATATCTCCGATGAATATCGATCTGGACCCGGGCGAATGGTCGTCCGAACGCGACAAACCCCGCTATCCGGTATTTGGCCCGAAGGCGCCGGAAGCGCTGATGTGGTTGCTAGGTTTTGGGACCAGTGTCGTTTTGATTACGCTGGCGAGGGTCTACCTCTTCTGACCAGCTTCATTGCCGACGCCAGTGACAAGGCCCCGGCTTAGTGCGGCGGCGAGCGCCTGCCGGGAGGCCAGTTCGGATTGCAGCGCGCCGAGCATTGGCGCAATATTTCCGTCCGCGCCGCCTTGGAGGAGCAATTCAGCAAGGTGCGACCTGACTGCGGGCGTATTGCCCGTCATGGCATTTCCACTAGCATGAATCGCGTTCGCTGCGGCCTTCCCGAAGTTGCCATGCAGCGCGTTCCAGAAGATGCGCGGGTCAACGCCGACCGCTTCCTCGTTCGCCAGATTGTCCGCCGTGCGCGAGCCGCCAAGCGCGATCCGGCGCGTCTCGAACATATCCATTTCGCGAGCAAGCCGCTGGCTGAGCGTGTCGGGCTGACCGGGCCGGTAAGGACCGTTGAAAAGAGACAAGGCCGGAAGCTCGGCCTGCGCTTTATCAGACGTCAAGCGTCGCGCTGCATTGACGCCCTGCGCGCCGCGCTCGATCTGCTGATTAAGCGCGTCCGCGTAGCCGATCCGCGCGCCCTGCTGTTCCAACGGGGCCAGTTTCCCAAACGCTTCCAGATTGTCGGCGGCGCGGCCTCTCGTCGCCATTTCGGCGCCATCCGCAATTGCCTCGCGGGCTCGCGCAGGCCCCGCGTAGGCCGCATTCGCTTCGGCGTAGGCGGGGTTGTAGTCGTTCAATTTCGTCAAAAACGCCTTGCGAACATTGTTGATCGCGGCGCCCATCTGCGTCATGCGGCCGGTGACCGGGTCGGTATGTTCCTCGACCATTTTATCCAGACCGATCTTGCCGGCCTGTAGCGTGCGCATGTTCGGCACTGCGGCGAAGATCGGGTCGCCGGCGGCGTCGAAATCAGTTATTGCGAAGTCATGCGGGTTGAACTTTTCGCCCCGCGCAAGAGCATTGAGGCGCTGGATTTTGACACCGGTCGCCAGCCCCTGCTTCATCACGGGATCATCGAGAAACTGCTGAATGCGGTCGTCCCATACCGGACCAACCTGCATCGCCTTTTCGTAGAGCGGTCGCGAAGCTTCGTCGCCCTGCCGGAACAATTCGGCGATCGCCTGCTGTTTCGTGCCATTGACGCCGAGCGCTTCGTCAATTGCGCTTCCAACGCGCCCGGCTTGGCCAGCCTGCCGCGCCTCAAGAAAATTCGTGACGGCCGTCCTTCCCTCGCCGGGCGCGCGCGCAACCGTCGAGAGAAGGTTCTGGCCGGGATTTCCGAGCGCATCGGCGAGCGTATAGGCGCCCTGCCCTGACGCTGCCGCATCGGACACCTTTTGCGCGACTTCGTCCGAGGATGCGCCGCTTTCAGATAGCGCGCGAACGAGCCGCGCCTTTGCAGCGCCCTCCGGGTCCATACGGGCGGCGACATTCGAAATGAGGGGAGCCGCAGCCGCCTTTAAGCCAGCTCCGACAACCGGTAGCGAACCGCCTATAACGCCTCCTAGCGCAGCGCCGCGCGCCGCGCCTGTCAAGCGTCCCTCGGCGCCATCCCCTTCGTTGAACCCGGTCAGGCCGCCATAGGCCGCACCTTCGCCGGCCATCGCAGCCGCGCGCGCGCCAATGCCCTGCCCGGCCTTGACCAGCGTCAAGCCGTTGTGCGCCAGTCCCGCGCCGGTGAGAATGCCGCCGCCCGCATTCCCGAGCGCATCAACAACAGGATGTTCGTCGCGATACCTGTCGCGCATCGCATCTTGGCGCGCCTTGGCGTAGGCATAGCCCTCTGTCGGATCGAGGGTTCCATGCTTCGCCATCTCGACAGGCGTTTCCATGCCGGCAAGGATGGTGCCGGCCGCTCCAAGCGTCAGGCCGTTCAGAACGGAATCGCCAGCGCCATAACCGCCGACGCCGAGCTTATCCTGCCGCGCCAAATCCTCTTTCGCCGCCTGCTGGTATTTGTCGCCCTTCTTCGGGGCGAACTCCGCCCAAGGGTCGGCCGGCTGAAATTCGGCCCAGGGATCGCTCATCGAACCAGAATCCTGCCGTCAGGGGTTTTGAAGCGAGTGCCAGGAGAGAGTTTGCGCGCCTCGTCGGGCGTGCTGACAGAAACGGGCTCCTGAGATTGGCCGCCTCCGAAGCCGGTCGCGTTCTTGATCGCGTCCCACATGCCGACAGCTTGTGAGCCGGGGGCTTCAGGGCTAGCCGGAGGCGCCGTTAGATCGGGTAGATGACCGCCTTTGCCAGACTGAAGCTGCTGCTTGGTCAGTTCAATAGCGCGGTGGGTGTTCGCGATTTCACGATGCATCATCCGAAGCACGGCTTCTACGCCCTCTGGCCCAACCGCCGTGTTCAGCACCTCGTAGGCGTGGTTGCGTTGCGAATCGGTTGGTGTCCCGGTCGGCGTCGTCGCCTTCGCATAATCGTTGACCGTAGTCAGAAGCGCCGTCTGGAACGCCTTCAGTTTAGGATCGGAGATCGCGGCAGAATTCATCTGCAACAATTTGTTGACCGGAACCCAATTCGTGCGAGGAACGTCGCGGGACGCCTGTATGGCCGTGTCGATGGTGGCCGCCGCCGCGTTGCCATAAAGCGTGTTGTTGGCCGTCGCTGTGCCGAGCGTGCCTTGCTCGCGGACCCTGCCTGCCTGATTCGCGCGGTTCTGCAAGATCGTTTCGGCATTGCTGCCTTCCGGAGAAGCCTTTCCCCGTCTGGCAAGCTCAACCTCAACCGCGCGGATAAGGCCTGGGTCGCGAGCCAACCCCGTCTTCCATGTCAGGTCACCCTTCTCGGCGCGGGTCGCCAGACTGCTGACAAGATCGGCCTGCGCGCCTTCATCGAAATTGGCGAACTTTGCGGACTTCTGCTTCTGATAGTCCATGAACGAAACCGGCGTCTGGCCGGCGTCTTTCATCTGCTTTGCGTAGAAGTTGTATTCAGCAACGGTCGCGGGCGTCTTGCCTTCCTTCGCCTCCCGATCATCCTTCACATTGTTGATGACCTTGATTTCCCCGTTCGGGCCGCGCTGGACGTAATTGCCCTGATCGTCCTTGTAGGGCGCTGTGTAGGACTGCGTTCCGGCGGTCAACTGCTTTTGCAGGATGGCGGCGGCGACCTGCTGCGCAGCGGCTGGCGCGTAGGGATTGTTCATGATCCGCATCAGATTGGCGATCTGCGCCGGGTTCTGTGCGGATTGTGCGGGAGCGGCGGGCGCAGGCGCAGCGGCGGCCGTCGCGGCGGCCACAGCCTTCGGCGCGGGCGTCTCTTTGTCGTCGCCCTCGTCTTGCGTGGGGGCGGCCTGCTGCGCGGCCATCGCCGTGTTCAGCTTCGCCTTCGCATCGGGCGCGAGGCCGGTGCTCGAAAGCGCGCCAAAGGGCGAGTCCGATGGCGTGAGTTCGGGCGGCCTGACGGGCGGCATGGGCGCGCTCGCGGCGTCGATAGCCGTCTGCGCCGGTCCGGGCTGCGCCTGCTGCTGCGCGGCATAGGCCATCGCTTGCGTCGGATCGGCGGAGGCCACCTGAACGCCTGCGCGCTTGTTGTATTTGTCGGTCCACAGTTGGGCGAACTGCCCCGCCGTCATGTCGGGGGAGCCGCCGTTCTGAATGACGGCCTGCCGTCCGACAATCGAGACTGCCGGCGCGTTCGCATTCGCCAGCAATTTTGCCGCGCCGCCAGCGCCCTGCTGATGGGCCAGATACAATTCGGCGTCGCTCACATCGCGCCCGAGAGCGCGGGACAAGGATGCCTTGTTGTCCGCCGCGAGACGCGCCGCAGCGTCGGCGCTCGCCGTGGCGTCCATCGGGTCTGTGAGACCATACTGCTTGGCCGTCGCCGGCATGAACTGGAACATGCCAGCCGCACCGGACGGATTGCGGGCGTTGGGATTGCCGTTACTCTCGATACCAGCCGTCGTCGCCAGATATTGCGGTGTGATCCCATAGGCTCCGCCGACGCGGGCGAAGGTAGGCAACATGGCCTGTAACGACGCAGGGGGCTGTGCCGGAGCGGACGCGCCGCCAGCGCTGCCCCCCACCGGCGCAGCCGCCCCGCCCGAAGCCGGCGCGCTCGACTGGCCGCCAAGCCCGGCGATAAGCGCCTGCATAGCGCTCGAAGCGTCGGCCTGCCCGCGCTGGCGATCTGCATCCAGCCTGCGTTGCTGCATCCCGCCGTTCAGAGCTTCCGCCATGCGCGCCAAGCCCTGCGTCCAGTGCTGGACCGGGGCGTAGCTCGACCCGTCTTTTATCAGCGCATCGGCCAGCGTCTGCCGGCGCTGCTGTTCGGCGGGCGAAAGATAGCCGCCCGGGTCGGTCGCCGGATCGGATTTCAGGATTTGGAGAAGGTCGCCGAGCGCCATCAGAGCATCATCATCCCGAGAAGATTTCCGCCCAGCCCGAACAAGCCGCCCATCATCGCGTTGTTGCTCGCGTTCTGAGCGGCATATTGCGCCTGCTGCGCCTGCATGTAGTTCGGCGCCTGAATGCTTTCCTGCGGGGTTTGCGTCAGGCCGAGCGAGGAAACCGGCTGCTGCAACTGCGAGCCGGTCCGCAGCGACGCCAGCGCGTTGAATGGCGAGTTGTATTGCTGCACCGCCGCGCTGTTGGCCTTGTCCCATGCCGAGAGGAACATGTTGTCGTAAGCGCTGTCCTTCGACGTGTTGAAGTCGCGCGACGCCGCCTCATACGCAGCCGAGCCCGGCACAAGTCCGCGGTTCGCCATGGTCTGATTGAAATCTTCCGTGCGCTTCGCCCACAACGGATCGAGCGATTTCTGTTCCAGCCCCGCGATGCGCTCCGCATTGGCGCCATAGGACAGGTCGAGCGGCTTCGACATGGCCGAACCGGCGTTCCTGAGCAGCGCATTACCGATATTGGACGAGCCCTGGGCCATCTCGGTATTCGAGCCAAGCAGCTTCTGAAGCTCGGGCGTGAGCGTCTGAACCGCGCGATACCCGCCCGGCGAGTTCGGATCGGCGATCCAGTTCAGCGAGCCGTAGGGCGTGGTCTGCCCCACCATGTTGAGCTTTTGCTGTTCTTTCGCCGCCATCTGGTTGAACGCGAATTGCGTCATGGCGGATTCGCCAGCGTTCGGAGCGCTGTTTCCGTTCATGGGTCTATCCTGATAAGGCGCTGCTCCGATTTCAGGAGCGCGTAGGCCATCGCGTCTTCGTTCGCGAAATAGTCGCGGCGGACGCCTTCACAGATGAAACCAAGGGCCTGAATCGCCTTGATCGTTCGTGCGTTTGAAACCCGCGTGTGGACCGTGATCCGTCGCGCGCCGAGTTCGACAAACGCCATGCGGGCGATGAAGCGTGTCGCCCTCACCCCGAGCGGCACGTCGCAGCAGATCGTCAGTTCGACGTTCGGCCCGCTGTAATTATTGAACAGGAATGCGCCGACCGGCATTCCCCGCTCGTTGGAGATGACGAAGCCGCTGAACGGCTGCGCGAACCCGATGCCGAGAACGCTCTGAAGGATGTAGGCCGCCACCGCCTCGTTGCGGTCAACCCTTACCCCATGATGTTGCCGCCCTCATACAGCACGTCGATCTGGGTCAGCCGAACGTCGGGCGTCGTGCTGGCGGTCGAGAATGTCGCCTGAACGATGGGCGACAGTATTTGTCCGTAAGCCGTGACGGTCTGCCAGTAGGCGAACGGCGTCAGGTCGGCCGGCCATTCGTCCTGATCCCATTTCGCACTGTCCCACAGCGCGCCCGTGCTGGGCGCGGCGACGGACGACGGCGCGGGCGGAACGGTCGTGTCGAAATCGACATTGACGGTGACGGTCGGCGTAAAGGCGAAGCTGGACTGAATGAACGGCCGGACCTGAAGCGCCTGCTTGCGCGTCGGCTGGCCGTCGAACCCGTCGAACGAGGGGAACACCGTCCATGTGTAATTGGCGCCATCGTCGGCCGCGCCGACCTCGGCCTGCATCACGCGCCCGTCCGACGTTCCGTAGAACAGCAGATCGCCGAAAACCGCGAAGCAATTCGCGTCCCAGCCCGTGTAGCGGCACCACGCTCCGGTTCGCGTGTTGACGATGAATTGCGTTCGGTCGCCGATATCCTTCTTCGGAAGATTGATGATGCCCATGCTCTCGCGCGGCCATGCCGTGAGTTGCCAGCCAGGCAAATTCATCCGCTCGTCAACCGCGATCCGCCACGCCGGCGCGATGGGTTGCGTAATCGCGACGTTCTCGAGCGCGACCTGATCTAGCGTCTGGACCTTGGACATGGGCACAATCCCGTCCTCGGTCGCTATCGCGAGATCACCGCCCGCCTTCATCATACAGCGCGCGCCGAGCGGATTGGAGATGTGATAAATTCCAGTCAGAACCCACGAGCCCGGATCGGTCCCGTTATACAGGACAACTTCGCCCTGCGACGAAACGACGACGAAGCCGTTGTAAATCCCGGACGTGGAATCTATCGACCAATCCCCGCACGCGACGATGTAGCCGCCCCTGCGGAAAATCCCCTGCATCGGAAAAACCGCCGCCGCGCCACCGATCGCATTGACCGGGAGATACCAGAGGTTGAGGCTGTTTTTCTCGACAAAATAGAGCCGACTCTTGAACGTGTAGACATTCGAGAATATCGCGCTCGTGCCAGTCGTGATCGGGGCCGACTGGTAGGCCGTGATCGTCACGCCCGAGGCGGTCGCCGTCGCATTCGCCGAAAGCGTGATCGTGCCCGTGCCGACCGAAAGGATTGTGGTCGCATCCGGGATGCCTGAACCCGAAACCGTCTGGCCGGCCACGAGGCCGGCCGTGCTCGATACGCTCGCGACATTCGCGCTTCCGCTCGTCGTGTTCCCCGTGAAAACGTAGGTCCGGTTCCAGGCAGTCCCATCGAACCGCTGAACACTGTCAGAGCCATTGACCGCGACGAGGTAGGAACCGCCGAGCCCGGTGAATTGCACGAACTGGAACTGCGCACTGGTCAGCCCAGTGACGACTGCCGCGCCCACAGCGCCCGTATTCGAGACATCGTAAATCGCCGTTCCGCACGCGGCGAACATGCGCGACGTGGCCGCGTTGTCGAACGGCATGAGCGACTCGACAAGCGTCGCAGGCATACCCGTCGCCCACGCTTGCGAACCGCGCCGCGCGCGCACATAGTCGAGCTGCGGGAAGCCGTTGTCGAGCAGATACGCCGTCTTCTCGGGCGGCGCCGCGAGGTTTTCGCCGACATACCAGCCCTTCGTCGGCGCCGGCAGCGATTTGATCCGCGACACCTGATTGCGGTCGCTCGTCTTGGAGCGGAGCGGCTTGAGGATCATGTCGCGGTCGAGGACGTAATCACGCCCGGCCAATAATCATCGGGCCACGGGCGGTTCGCCGTCATCGAAACAGTGCGGCCCGTGCCTTCCTGCGCGAGATTGCGCATGAAGCTCATTTCGTAGGCGCGGAACGCTTCGGCGTAGTCGAGCCCCTTGGACTGCTTGTAGCGCCACACCGCACCGAGCGCGACGGTGTTCTCGTTGATCAGGCTCACGTCGTCGTCGGCGGCCCAATCCGGCCTACGCAATGTTCCGTCCGCGCTGAGAACCCAATTCTTGGAGTAATACCAGAACGTCAGGGTTTCAGCGTCAGGGAGTGCGGGCCAGAATTCCAATGCGCCGCCGATAAAGCGCCAGACCGGGAACAGGCCCGCAAGAGGAAGCGCTTTGCGAATGTTCAGGTCTTCGTCGCTCACCGGGCCCAAAATTGGAATCGTCGGCCGGGCCAGCGACACGAAAGGGCTTTGCTGCGGAGAGTCAGTGGGGCAAAGCCGCTGCCAATCGGCGGGCAGCGCGAATTCGGTCGAGACGCCATCGCCTGTGACCGTGCCTTCGATCTTCAGATTGCGCCACGAGCCGCGCTCCATCAACTCGATGCCCGTCTGCGAGATCAGGGCGACAAGCTGCTGGATCGTCGCATCGGACGACGAATAGGCGGCGTTCGGGATCGGCTGGATATTGCACAGCCGAGCCGCCGTCTGAACAATCGTGAGAAGGCTCACGCGGCCTCTTTCCTCGGCCGGCCGGGACCGCGCTTAACCGGATCATCGCCATCGCCCATCGCGGCGATACGCTGCTCCAGTTCATGGATACGATCCGAGAGGCGCGCGTTCTCCGCGGCGAATCGCGTCGCAACCGCAGCATCCTTCGCATAGGCCAGCCAAGCGCCGGCCTTCTCGCGCAGAATGCGGCCGTCGAACAGTTTCACCACGGCGTTGTCGTCCAGATCGCGTAGGTTCTCGACCGTGTAGATGTGGGCCGCCTCGAATTCCGCGATCTGCAAAGGCGTGAGCTCGGCCCACGCGCGCAGCGGCGTTCCGGTCAGGGTGCGCGTCGCGCCCTTCTCCTTGTAGGCGCGATATTGATCGGGAAAGCGGCTGCGAATCTCCGCCGTCACGGGGTGCGTGACCTGGTTGAAGCCGTCGCCGGCGACAAAAATCGTCACGACCTCGGTTTCGCGCTTGCGCGGCACGCCGTCGCGTTCGGTCGCGGCCGGATCGTCTTCGATCACGACATGAAAAACGGGTGTGATGCCCTTGTTCATGTCGGCCTGCATCATGCCGTTCTGGCCCACGGCCGCGATGGGGCTTTCGCCGAGATAATTCAGGTCAGCCATTGGGCTTGGCCTCCTGATCCCGCGCCCCCATCTCGGCCAGCAGTTCGTCAAGCCTCATATCCGCCTCCTATGATGATGGGGCGGGAGAAAATCCCCCGCCCCAGTTTCGTCAGTTCTGCGAAGCGACGTAGGGCCAGTCGAGAAGCATCTCGTAATAGCCCGTCGCCGTGACCGCGATGTTGTTGGCGGTCGCAGACGCGGCGGCGGACATGACGATGGTCCACGGCGCGGCGTTGCCCGAGATCGAAACGATTTTCGTAGAGCCGGGAATGCCGGTCCCCGAGATCGTCTGGTTCGGATAGAGCCCCGCGATGCTGGTCACGTTCGTCAGCGACGTGCTGCCGTTCGTGGTGGTCACGTAGGTGGACATGTTCGCCGCCGTGATGGACACGCCCGAGCCCGAGGCCGTGGCCGCGAGCGAGAGCGTCACGGTCGCGCCTTGGATATCGGTGATGACCGAGCCCGTGGCGATGCCGGTCCCCGAGACGGTCTGGCCGATGGCGAGGCCCTTGCACGACGACACGGCCGAAAGGACCGTGCTGCCCGTCACGGTTGTGGCCGTGAAGACGTTCGTGGTCGGGGCCGACCATGCGCCGGTGACGCCCATCGAGTTCGCCAGCGCGGTGGCCGGCTGGCTCAACTGGCCAACCGTCGCCGTGGTGCCGAGCGCCTTGGTCTGCGCGTTGACCGTGGCGAGATTGCCGAGGCCGACGCCCGCGCGCTGCGCCCATACGCCGTAAACGCCGGCGACCGGGAACGTGTAGGACCAGATGTTGCCCTGCCCCGGCGCGGCGGAGGGACCGCCGATACGACCGCCGAGATAGATCGGCCCGACGTTGGCGCCGAACGGGAGCGAGCCCGCAGCGGCGGCCGGCGTCAGGATGGCCGCGCCGGAATTGTCCCACGCCAGCCAATCGCCCTGATTGACCGTGAGGCCAGCCGTTGCGACCGGAAAGAGCAGGTAGATGAATTCCGCGCCGTAGTCGCCCGCCGCGACTTCGCCAGGCGAGAAGGACGGGAGCGGCTGCTGTCCGGCGACGCCGAACGGGCCTTCGGGCGCGTAGACGCGCGCGCCGATGAGTTCAATCTGAGTACGAGAGATCGTCATGGTTCAGTCCTCCCTCACTGCCACAGCACGGCCTGCAACGAACGATTGTTCGTCGTCATGTTGCCAGCCCATGCCATCAGGCGGACGGTGCCGTCCTGATTCACGTTCTGGCGGTCGCCGCCGATAACCTTGAAGTTGCGGGCGGAGTGCGGGCGGTAGAACAGGTAGTCGGTGTTGAGGAAATAAGCGGTGTTGGACGGAATCTGACCGCCCTTGCCGCCGTCGAGAACGACCTGAACTTCCTTGCCGGCGCCGTAGTAGGCGAGCGACGTGAAGCCCGAGCCGGTTTTCGATCCGCCGTCGTGCGTGACACGCTGGATAGCCTGCAACGCATTGAGATAGGCGAGATAGATGTTGTTGTCGGCCACGATGAGATCGATGCCGTCGCTGTTGCGCTTGGCGTTGATCGTGGTCGTGTTGAAGTAGCTGATCACGTTCGAAGACGTGACGACGCCGCGCGCATCGGTGTTGGCGTTGACCGCCTGATTGCGCCACCAGACCTGAGCGGCGGAATCGATGCCGCCGACCACGCCGACCGTGGGCACCTTGGAGATGAGCGTCGCCAGACCGTTGATCTGCTTGCCGCCCCACGCCGTGCCGTCCGAATAGATGCCGGCCGACATTTCGTTCTCGAAGGTGTTTTCCGCGATCTTGATGCGGGACTTGATCAAGTCCTTCATCATGGATTCGCCGGCGTTCTGGAGCTGCTCCAGACCGGAGATCACGACCGCAATCGAGCATTGCTTGATCGGGAAGCGAGCCGCCGTCATCGTGTCGTTCAGCGAGATATTCAGCGGCTCCAGGCCGGAATACCACATGAACGTCTGGTTCTGGGCGTAGGCGAGTTCCTGATAGAGCTCGCGACCGCCGTCGAAGGTGTTGTGGTTGCCCTTCCGCTTGAGGAAGGTCAGCAGGGCGTTGTTGTTGGAGATGTTGTTCGCGATGGTGCCGGAACGGTTTTCCAGCGTGGTCGTGACAACGTCGCCCCAATCAACAGAAGTGACGAGGGGAGAAGGCATTTACATGGTTCCTTGTGCTAGGCGCGGCCCGCCTGCGCGGCGATGGCCGCTTCAACTGCGTCATCGATGGAAAGATTCGTCGCTCGCGCCGCGCCGGGGTTGATGCCGGAAGTCGGGGCGCCGGTGACGGCCTTGGCTGCGAGCCTCGCCTGATTTGCGGCGGCTGCTCGTTGCTGAACTTGAACTGCGCCCGCATCCTGCGCGCTCGTCATGAACGGCCGGATATCGGGGCGCGCCCAACACGCCATGTCGTATGCGTCTGCAAGGTTCGTGGCCCGCCCCGATTGAATGAGGGCCGCCATTTCGCCTCTGACGTTCTCGAAGAACTTGTTCTTCGGGTCCGCTGCGAACTGAGCGATCATCGACTGATTTTCGCGTTGCTCGTATTCCGCGCGGACCTCGCGCTTGGCCTGTTGGACGATGGCGTTCGGGTCGAAGGCAGGCTGTTGAGGGGCCTGCCGGTCGTCCTGCCCCGGATGCATCGGTGCACCGCCATACCGGGACGAAAGGGCTGTGTTGAGCGAGCGGGGATCGACGCCGAAGCGTTGGCAGATGGCCTCGATCCCGCCGAGAAAATCCTGTCTGAGGCCGCTTTCCAGCCGCCAGTAATCCGCCACGGCGTTGCCGAGCGTCGTGCCGTTGCGCTCCGCGATATCGGCGTATTGGCCGAGCCCGGTGTAACGCCGCATACCGGCGTCCATTTCCTGCTCGCGCTTGGCGATATCGGCGCGGACGTGCGCGGGCAGCTTTTCCCAATCCGCCTTGCTCGCCGGGCTGAATCCGGGCGGCGGCCGAACCGCTGCTGTCTCGACCTGCGCGGCCTCGGGCGCCGGCTGTTCCGCGTCGGCGGCGGCAGGCTCTTGCGCTGCGGCCGGGTCGTCGGCTTTCGGCTTGGCTGCGAATCTGCCCCTTTCGTCTCGCCCGTCGTCTCTCTCGGCCGCCGCTTCCGGCTCCTTCTCGGGAGCGGCCGATTCGGCCTGCGCTTCCGGTTCAGCCGGCTGCGTCTGGCTGGAAATCGCGGCGTTCAGTGCGGCGTCGAGATCGTCGTGCGCAGGCGCGCCCTCGGGAGCGCCCGGAAGGGTTTCGTCTTGCATGGTCCGTCAGGGTTGCGCGGTGTTGACGCCGCTAGGCGGTCGGGTCCGACCAGAACGCGCCCGTCTCGGTGACGGTCGTCGTTTCATGTGAAATCGCTGGCTTGTAGCCTTGCGCGACTTGCGAATAGGCGCGCTCGATATCGTCGCGCGTGATTTCCTGCGTGGCCGGCGCGGTTCTCGCCATCGGCTCGTTGCCGACCTCGATCATGCCCTTGGCGCGATATCCGGCGCGCAGCGCAGCCTTGGACGTGTAAATCTGGCCGTCCGCCATCGAGCGGGTCGGATCGATCGTATCGCGGATCAGCATGGGCGCCGGGAGCGAGGACCGCGCCGAAGGTCCGAAATGCGAAATGCAGTTGTGAGGCCACGGCTTGAGCCGGTCATGAAACTCGCCGCAGCACTTGCACAGGCGAAGCGCGACCTGGCTCAATAGATCGTCACCTTCTGCAACCAAATCCCCGGCCCGCTCATCGCCGCGTTGAA